ACCACATCCTGTTCACGGCACACCAACCTACCTAAACGCAGTGCGGGTAGTGGAAGCAGCCGAAGACAGCAGCGGCATAGATGCCGAGCTATAGTGGAGAAAAGAGCACCTTTGTAAAACATGAGCCATGCCCTAAGTGTGGCTCAAGTGATGCGCTGGCCCGTTATAGCAACGGGTCGGCTCATTGTTTTGCATCAGGGTGTAATCACCACGAACATTCAAATGGCAACGTAGTTACTCTACAGCCCCAACCAAGGAGGCCATTAGAAGATATGACAGCATCAGGAGTCATAGCAGCAATACCGGACAGGAGGCTCAGCCAAGAGACTTGTAGGAAGTACAATGTCATGGTGGAGTACAATGCCTCCGGTGAGATTGCAAAGCACATATACCCGTACTACAGCACTGACAGCGACGAACTAAAAGCCACCAAGATACGCCATGTGAAGACCAAGGACTTCCATGCTACAGGTGACATGACCACTAATGTAGGTCTGTTCGGACAGCAAACGTGCCGTGGTGGTGGTAAGTACATAACAATCACAGAAGGTGAGTTAGATGCGCTAAGTGTCTCTGAGATGTTTGAGCGCAAGTGGGATGTAGTCTCATTGCGTAACGGAGCATCGTCAGCAGCTAAGGAGATCAAGGAGAACCTGGATTTCCTTGAAGGTTACGACAACGTGGTTGTTTGCTTTGACGGTGACAAGGCAGGCCAGCAGGCCATAGATGATATCAAGGACTTGTTCTCACCAAGCAAGCTAAAGATAGTCAAGCTACCCTTGAAGGACGCTAGTGAGATGCTGGTAGCCAACAAGGTGAGAGACTTCACTGCGGCGTGGTGGAATTCCAAGGTCTATCAGCCTGACGGTATCATCCAAGGCAGTGATACATGGGATGCCCTAACCAACAAGATCAAGGTTAAGTCAATACCGTACCCTTGGCAGGGACTCAACACCTACACGAAGGGATTTAGACCATACGAGCTAGTGACGATAACGTCAGGGTCAGGCATGGGTAAATCTCAGATGGTCAGGGAGTTAGAGCACTACTTGCTCAGGGCAACGGAGGACAACATTGGAATCCTAGCATTGGAGGAAGATGTTGCTAGGACTGCACTGGGCATCATGTCAGTAGAGGCAGACTGTCCCTTGCACCTTGAGGAAGACCTTGATCCTGAGATAGCGTTTCCTTACTGGGAGGACACCCTTGGTACCGGCAGGTTCTACCTGTTTGACCACTGGGGCAGCACAAGTGAGGACAACCTGTTGGCTAGGGTCAGGTACATGGCTAAGGCGCTGGACTGCAAGTGGATTATCCTAGATCACCTGTCCATTGTTGTGTCGGCTCAGGACAACGGTGATGAGCGCAAAGCTATTGATGCTATCATGACCAAGCTACGGTCACTGGTGCAGGAGCTAGGCGTAGGATTGTTCCTTGTGTCACACCTGAAGCGTACCCAAGGCAAGGCACATGAGGACGGTGGGCAGATTAGCCTAAGTGAACTGCGTGGTTCGCAGGCTATCGCTCAGTTGTCTGATATGGTCATTGGTTTGGAGCGCGATCAGCAGGACGATAACCCTGAAAGACGTAATACGACAACAGTGCGTGTGCTCAAGAACCGCTACTCTGGACTTACTGGTGCATGTTGCTACCTGAAGTACGATAACTTTACTGGTAGAATGTCAGAGACAAGTAAGCCTAAGGATGTAGACAGTGCCCTATAAACCAATGTTCTTGGACATAGAGACTAACGGTCTTGATCCTGACACCATATGGTTAGCAGTAACTATGCAGGACGATGTGGTACAGGAACACTATGACCGTGAAAGCCTCGCAAAGGCGCTAGAAGGTAACTTCCCTATCGTAGGACACAACCTGATAGGCTTTGACATGCCGGTGTTAGAGAAGCTGTGGAGCATCACGGTGGACAAAAGCAGAGTAGAGGACACATTAGTGCTCTCCCGTCTTGCTAACCCACAACGTGAAGGTGGTCACAGACTATCTAACTGGGGTGAAATCCTGGGATTCCCTAAAGGAGATCACAGTGATTGGACTTGCCTGTCCGATGATATGGTTGCTTATTGTATCCAAGATGTCCGTGTGACAGCTAAGGCATACAATCAGATGAAGCTAGAGCTACGCAAGTTTAGCAAGGAGTCTATTGCTCTTGAGCATGAGACGCAGTGGATTGTACAGAAGCAGATACGTAATGGCTGGCTTTTGGACATGAGACATGCTATGGACTTGCTTGCTACCCTGAAGGAGCGCAAGCTGGTTGTAGAGGATGAAGTACACAAGGTATTCAAGCCTAAGTGGGTTGACGTTAAGCAGGTAGTGCCAAAGACCAAGAAGGACGGTAGCCTGTCTAAGGTAGGACTCACTGACGATGAGTACCAGAAGGTGCAGCAGTCAGGCAACAGAGAACCTTTCATGCGACAGGTACTCAAGCCATTCAACCTTGGCTCCCGTCAGCAGATAGGTGAGTACCTGAAGGACTTTGGATGGAAGCCTAAAAAGCTAACACCAACAGGTCAGCCAATAGTAGATGAAGCAGTGTTGTCTACTGTCAAGGACATACCACAGGCAGCGTTGATCGCTGAGTACCTGATGTTACAAAAGCGTGTTGCTCAAGTGCAGTCATGGGTAGATGAAGCTAACCCAGACACCGACAGAGTGCATGGCTATGTTAACACCAACGGTGCTGTTACTGGTCGTATGACACATTCTAAACCAAACTTGGCCCAAGTACCGGCAAGCTACTCACCGTATGGCAAGGAATGCCGACAGTGTTGGGTTGCCAGAGAAGGCTATAAACTTGTAGGGTTTGACGCTAGTGGCCTTGAGCTACGCATGTTGGCCCACTACATGGACGATAAGGAGTACACAAATGAAGTCATTAACGGAGACATCCACACTGCTAACCAACACCTTGCAGGACTTGAATCAAGAGATCAGGCAAAGACTTTCATCTACGCACTTCTCTACGGGGCAGGAGATGAGAAACTTGGAACAGTGGCTTCAGCAGGCAGAGCTGCTGGTAAAACACTTAGAGAACGATTTATGTCTAATCTCACAGCATATGCAGATCTTAAAGACAGAATTGTCAGAGAGTCAGAGCAAGGAACTATTGAAGGCTTAGACGGCAGGCTGTTACATATTAGGTCAGCACACTCTGCACTCAATACTTTACTGCAAAGTGCTGGTGCAATTGTTATGAAGAAAGCAATGTGTTTGCTGGAAGAGTATGCTACAATGTGGAAACTAGATTATTACTTTGTGGGGAACATCCATGACGAAGTACAAGCGGAAGTTAGATCAGACCACGCAGACAAGTACGGAAGACTTGCAGTCTCCTGCTTGGAAGCAGCAGGAACTGAACTGGGACTCAACTGTAAACTCACAGGAGAGTATCAAGTTGGAAGTAGTTGGGCAGACACACACTGAAGAAAAACACTGTCCTAAGTGTGGAGTGACTAAGTCTTTAGACGAGTTTCACCGACATAGTAAGCATTCAAGCGGCTATGAGACTTATTGTAAGCCTTGTCAGCAGAAAAACAGCAGAAAAAGCAACAAGACAATGATGTACGTTAATGGTAAATACATCTCTAAAAAACATCCTTTGTACAAACCTGGTCGTTACAAGTCCTTCGGTGATGCAGCATTTGAGTCATTAAGTAACTACAAGACTGCAAAGGAAGGTCAAGTGTACATCTTGTACAGCCCAGCCTACCCTAGCTGGGTTAAGATAGGCATGGCAATAGACGCAGAAGACAGACTAAAGCAATTCCAGACAGGTAGCCCATACAGGGACTACATCTTGATAAAGGCTTATGACACTAAGGACAGACGTAGAGCAGAGAGTGAGATACATGAGCTACTAAGGAAAACTCATGGCAATAAGAATGAATGGTTTGTAATTGCTGCACCAGTGGCTGAACGTATACTAGATGGATACTTTGATGAAAACAACTAACACCCTGATAGATGACATATACAATCTTGTGAAGTTCAAGTCACCTGACAAGTCAGTAGACGCAGAGCAGATCATTGATGACTTCGGTGAAGCATGTAAGGATCTTATGCGTAAGGAGTTTACCCAACGTGGTAGCTTTGATGCACGTAAGCTGCGTATGTCTAACATCGGCAAGACTGACAGGTTCCTATGGAATCACTACAATAATGTAGGGCCGAAGGAAAAGATGCAGCCACATACCCTTGTGAAGTTCATGTACGGACATCTCATTGAGGAGATGCTGCTACTGTTTGTACGTCTAGCAGGGCACACAGTGACACATGAGCAGGCACAGGCTACTGTACAGGGCATCTCAGGCAGCATGGATTGCAAGATTGATGGTATAGTGACTGACGTTAAGTCTGCCAGTACCTACGGCTTCAAGAAGTTCAGGGACGCTTCACTTGCCTTTGATGATCCGTTTGGGTACATAGATCAGATCAAGGGATACGCTAGGTCTGAAGGTGAGACACAGGTAGGCTGGCTGGCTATGGATAAAGCTAATGGTCACTTGACTTACCTGAAGTATGACCTAGAGGACAAGCAGGCTCCTGTCTATGAAGTGCTGAAGAAGGACATAGAGGAGCGTATCATCCATGTGAAGGAGATGGTAGAACAGAAGGAACCACCACCCTTGTGCCATGACACAGTGCCTGACGGCAAGTCCGGTAACAAGAAGCTGGCTATGGGTTGCTCTTACTGTCACTTCAAACATGCTTGTTATCCAGACCTTCGTACATTCCTGTACTCTACAGGGCCACGATACTTAACGGAGGTGGTAAATGAGCCTAAAGTCCAAGAGATCACGTAAGCAGAGCATCTACAGGTCAGG